CTCTGGTTTCTCAAGAACTCGTCGTCCGTCATATTAAATATGTTTTGCGAAACCCATCTCTTCGAGAGATACCCTTCTGTGGCTGCGGATGCTACATCAAACTTTGTACTCCACTGTTCCAACTCTTGTAGCTCCGCAATTTTAGATGGGTTGTTTAGATGCAGCGTAAACGAAATAAGATCATCGCCCCTAAACCCCAGAATATAGAGGTGAATTATGCCAATCTTCTCTAATTCAGACAGCACAGCCCTTTGAAGCCTTTGGATTGTTCTCGAAAATCTAATATCTTTTTGTGCCAAAGTTGTTTTGTCTTCTTCGCTCTCTGAAGAAAGATATGAAGGGGGGATCTTTATTGCTGAAAACAGCTTATCTCTAAGATATTTCACATCATCGATGTCTCCGGTATATGTTCCTCCCGGAAGAGCTTCTATTCTTGAGTTGCTGTTACCGCCTCTCACAGGAAGAAAGTAATCTTCCTCGATACTCATGGGGTTATACCTCAAATCAACTCTACCGGTATCTTGATCAATAATTTGATTCCTCTTCATTTGAGTTATTATCTTTTGCATATATTGTTCTACATCTTCTGGCGCGATTGCTCCAACATCAATATAGAACACCCTTCTCTCGGGTGACCGAACGATACGGTATGCCATCATGGCGTCTTCCAAAAGCACCAACTGTCTCCATATTCTTCTAGCTGAATCTAAAACCGAACTTCCATATGGGGAATGCTTGTCGTTTCCAAGAATCCTGAAGTGGGCTAGCTGCCAGTTCTCGAATGTCAGGCCGCCGCTATTCCACTGATATTGTATATAATTAGGATTCGTCGCGTCCTCGCCTTCTAGCCTTTCTATTTCTTGTGCAGGAAGTCCGATGACACTCTTTATGCCTATCTCCTCATCGACATCCAGGTATAAGAAAAAATCTCCATACTTGCACATGGTGCGGCACCATCCAAAAAGGTTGAACTCCACATTCAACACGTTTCGATATAGCGTCCCTAGCACACTTTTGATTTCCTCATTTTTACATTTGATTGAGAGCATTTCTTCTAGTGACGTGGAAGTTGTCATTTCGTCCGCATAAATATCCAAAGCAGATGCTAACTCGGGCATATACTCCATTTGATCGAAATCAATATACCTCTCGGCGCGGGCTTGATTAGCCATTGTAGCGGTATTGAGACTCTCGAATGGGTTATATCCAGTCTTTTTGAAACTCTTTCCGCTGGCTGATTTAAATTTATATTTATCTAGATTCTTCCTTCGCTCTTTTCGATGAAGTTGAGTCCTTCTATCGACAATCGGCCCAGAGAATATTCTAGTTAATCGCTTAAAGAGGTTTGATTCGGAATTCCTTACGTTGTTGTCTTTCTCTGCCATTTATTTATCCTTTATAGAGCCAAGAAAACTCTTCTTGTATTTGCCTTGCTTCCAACAGCCTATCATGCGTCTCTTGATTTTTATACCCGTGCATGCCCGGTATTGTTGTGTTCATCTTCGTACTTGCGTTTACAATACTGCTTAGCATCGCTTCTGCGTATTTTGTATCTCTTCTAGAAGTTGCTATCGCGGTATCTCGTATCCAACATGCAATAGCTAAACTCATAACCAAGTCGTCGTTGTAACTACGCATGGCCTCTGGACGTCCATTGTTCCAGATGAAAGTTCTTATCTCGTTCAATGTTCTTTGTGAATATATTGTTATAATCTTGTTTCTTATAAACTCTTCAAACTTTGCCACAATCAGCGGCCTTGTTTTCGATGAAGTGGTGAAACCGGGAACTGCTGCGGTTCTAGCTTCTGCCTCATGCTGCTCCACATATTCGTGAGTTGATTTGATAGAGTGATAAATATTTGGATATTCTAAAGTAATTAGCTTTTCTAACACGCTATACCCAATATTATTGTTCTCCACTACCAACATACACCCGCCATATTCATTGCCAACAGAATTCAACATATTGGCAAACATATCTATGCTTGGCTTACCTTGATATTCGGCCACTATCTCCATAGTCTCCAGCTTCATAATGTGGAATACTGAATAATCTTTACCGTCGCCGCGGGCAACATCTGCAACAAGCAGATAATTTGAACCTTCTTGGTGCTCTTCCCAAATGTGGTAGTTCCGATCAAAACCAGTTCTATGTTTGGGTGCAGTTAGTTGGGTCATCATCCTATCTATATCATCCGGATGTATCACTGTTTCACCAGACATGTTAAAGTTACATTCAAGCTCTTGAGCAATGTCGCGCTTATTCATGTTCTTGGTTTCTTTTTCAAACCACTCTTGGTCTCTGTCTGGATGCACATCCCACTGTAATCTTACAGGGTGAAAGCTGTTCTTTTGTTCTTCCGCTCCTATATAAGTCTGGTGGAACCAGTTACCAACTCCATTTGGAGTGGATAGGGCGATGCACCTACCACCAGTA